AATTGCCTCTCCAGCATCTCCTAAAGCGCCTTTTAATTCTGCGCCACCAATAGAGCCTTGAGCCATAGCACCTAAAGCCCCTAGAGATTCGTTTGAATATCCTGCGGCATATTCTACACCAAGATTCGATGGAACTGGCAGTATGATACTGCGAATAATGCGAGTTGTACCTTCATTCTTTTGGCTTGGTCTACGTCTTTCGACAACATTATAAATCATGTAATGTTCATCATCTAAGTCCATAGGATAAATGATTGGGTGATGTACTTTGCCACCCTGAGGCCTGTAGAGTTTTGCCAAAGGCCCTCTAGTGACGTTTCTGTTGACGACACGATTTTGAAGTTCTCTAAAATCTAAACTGCCTGAAATCCCGTTTGGGCCAGAAGATAAAGAATATGCTCCAGTACCACCAGACGCATCTAGTGTGCCTGATACAGTAACTTGCTGCCCTCTAGTGTTTATTGTTGGTTTCTTAAATATTGACATCTAAATATCCATATGGCTTATAAAGGTAAATTTCGTCCAAAGCATCCTGAAAAATATCGTGGAGATCCTACAAAGATTATTTATCGTTCTTTGTGGGAACGAAACTGTATGCGCTACTTTGATGACAATCCAAATGTATTGAAATGGTCATCTGAAGAAGTTATTGTTCCGTACAAGTCGCCACTTGATGGTCGCTATCACCGTTACTTTCCTGACTTTCTCATTCGTATTAAAAATAAGCAAGGTCAACTTGAAACTATTATGATTGAAGTGAAGCCTTACAAGGAGACTAAAGAACCAAAACCACAAAAGCGTCTTACTAAGAACTATTTAGTAGAAGTAAAAACATGGAGTATAAATAAAAGAAAATGGGAAGCGGCGATTGAGTTCTGTAAAGATAGAAGATGGAAATTTATGATTATTACAGAGAAAGAACTAGGAATTAAGTACTAATGGCAACAGTTTTTGATGATCTATTGCTCAGAGGTGTGCGTTCTGGTGAAGCGCCAGCACGAACCCAAGCATCCAGAGATTGGTTCAGACAACAAGCACGACAGACACGAGGCGCAAGACCTACAGAAATTTCTAGAGATAGAGATCGTCTGGTGAATCGTGCAGGCATTGGTCGAATGTATTTCTTTTTCTACGATCCGAAAACTAAAGCGGATCTACCATACTACGATACATTTCCACTCATCTTTAAAGTCGCAAACACTAAAGGTGGTTTCTACGGAATCAATCTTCATTATCTACCATACAAACTTAGAGCCAAGTTGATGGACTCTCTGTATGAGATATCTAATAATAAAAAATATGATGATACAACAAGAATCACATTATCATATAAATTATTGAACAGTGCGTCTAAATATAGATACTTCAAACCTACGTTCAAGAAATATTTGAATAGTAATGTTCGTTCAAGGTTTGTAGAGATTAATCCATCAGAATGGGACATTGCATTGTTTCTTCCAGTCGAGAGATTTGAGAAAGCAAGCAAGTCACAGGTCTGGAAAGATAGTAGGAATATGATTGCATGACTTTCAATGCTCAATCAATTATCGCATCACTTAATAAATCTGGTGTTGCAAAGGCTTCACATTTTGAAGTTCAGATCACTGGCATTGGTGCTCCTGATCTAGAACGTGATATGATGTTTCGCTGTGATAGTGCCGAACTCCCAGGACGCACAATAACATCCGCAGAATACAGAATCTATGGACCCATTCAAAAGATTCCATATGGTTCACTTGTTGGTGATTCAAATCTCACATTTCTTCTTAGTGAAGACTTGAGAGAAAAAGAATACTTTGATCAATGGCAATCTAAGATAGCGGGCATTAATACCTTCGGTCAAGGTCGCTCAAAGTATAATGTAGATTACTACGACACTATCACGGGCCAAATTCTTATTCGTCAATACGGAGAAGCAGGCCAACTAAGTAGTGTTCACACTCTACTTGAAGCATATCCACTATCAATCGGTCCAGTGGCAATGTCGTGGGGTGATGATGCTTTCGCAAAAATGACAATTACATTTGCATTCAGAGACTATAAAGTTGTTTATAATCGTTCAGATCAACCGGGACTTGGCCAATCATTTGGCTTCTCGTTTGGCCCTGGAGGGTTTGCGGCTTCAGCAATCAATCAAGTAGGAAATCTCGCAATCGACAGTGCATTGGGCGCAGTAGGACAAGTGAATACGCCGTTTGGAGCAATTAGACTTTAATTATATTATAGGAGAATATTATGGCACTACCAGTGATCTCTACACCGGAGTTCTTTGATGCGCTACCCTCAACGAATGAGGAAATTAAATACAGACCATTTCTTGTAGGTGAAGAAAAATCTCTTCTCATTGCAATGGAAGGTCAAGATCAAAAAGAGATATCAAATGCAATTCTAAATCTATTGAAGAATTGTCTTATTACAGACCTTGATATTAATAAACTCGCCACATTTGATATCGAATATCTGTTTCTGAAGATCAGAGGCAAGTCGGTCGGCGAAGTAATTAATGTACAAATGACACATACAGAGGGTGACTGCGAACATAGAACTGAAGTGCAAGTCAATCTTGATGACATTAAAGTACAAGGCGAAGTGAAAGATTCAAAAGTGATGATTACCGATGAAATCGGCGTTGCTCTAAAGTATCCAACACTCGCAAGCATTATGAACATGAAAAACGATGGCGCAGATGCCATGTTCACCATGATCTGTGAGAATATCGAATACATTTATGATAGTGAGCAAGTGTATAATGACTTCTCACAGCAAGAAATTGAAGAGTGGGTAAACGGTCTAGGACAGGCTCAATTTAGAAAAATCACAGAATTTTTTGAGAGCATTCCTAAACTATCACACACTGTTGAATGGAAGTGTCCTAAGTGTGGTAAAGAAGATTCTGTAGTGCTGGAAGGGCTACAAAGTTTTTTTACCTAGCATTGATACACGACTCTTTGAGTAATATGTATCAAATGAACTTTGCACTTATGCAACATCATAAATATTCACTGACTGAACTTGATAATATGATTCCCTTTGAAAGGGACATATATGTGACTTTGTTAAGACAATATCTTGAAGAAGAAGAAGAGAAACACAAAGCACGAAAGAGGTAGGTCAAATGGCTGAAGAAAAGAAAGTAACAATTGATGCAGAAGCAGTTGCCGGCGCAGATAAGAATGGTGATGGACATGTTTCTAAAGAAGAGATGGAGATGCACTTGGAGTTTAAGCGCAAAGAACTTGAAGATAAAGATGCACAGAGAGATGCTATTCGTAAGATGGCATGGTTCTCATTGATTGGTCTATTGGTATATCCAATTGGTATTGCAGTGACTTCTGTGCTAGGTCTAGATAAAGCCGCAACGCTCATTGCAGACATTGCGCCAACATATTTTGCATCTATTGCTGTATTGGTTTCAGCATTCTTTGGTGCTGATGCATTGGCGAATAAAAAGAAATAGGATAACCTATGGCCGAACTACCTAAAGTAGATGTTGTCTCTGAAGAGGCTGTAAACGACATCACTGAAAGCAATAAAGATAATCGGGAACGCTTGCAAAGGAGCATGAGAGGCGGTCTTCTCAATGTCCGCAAGTCTGTCGATAATCTTAATGCTACAGTACAACAACTACTAGAACTACAACAAGCGGGTTGGGATGCCCAAAGACAACAAGCAGGCCTTGATCTTGAAGCATCCCGTGAAGCCGCTAGAGGCGATGGCGGCGGCGGTGATGGTGACGTTACTGTAAACGGTGACGTTACTGTTGACGCTAATAAGGGCGGCGGCGGTCTGTTCGGCAAAATAGGTAAAGCAATTGCAGGCGGCATCGGCGGCATGTTATCAGGACTTGGCATTGGTGGCGGTGCGCTACTTGCTGGTGCTGGTATTCTTGCTGGTGGTGCTGGATTTCTACTGAAGCAAATCAATGAACTAGACGGTAAAGCAATCAGAGCTAATGTCCAAGAACTTCTAGGCATCAAAGATGACTTTGGTGGAATGGGCAACTTCTTCTTAGAGGGTGGCGCATTTTTCTTAGCAATGACAGGAATTGGTGTAGGTCTTGCGGCTTTCTCTCTTGGCACTGGTGTTGCGGCAGCCGTAGATTACTTCACACAAGATTCAAACTTTGCTGAAAACATCAAACAAAATGTTCTTACACTTCTAAGTATTGGCGATGCCGCAGGCGGCAATCTGTCATTCTTGGCAGACAGTGCTTCCTTTGCCGCAGCCATGGCAGGATTAGGACTTGGTCTTTTAGCATTTTCTATTGGTAATATTGCAGGTAGCGCAGCCTCAGGTATTGGTGATGCTATCGACTACTTCACTGGTGGTAACTGGGCAGAGACAATAAAAAAGAATGTCCTCACTCTACTATCAATTAAAGATGAGGCAGGTGGCAATCTATCATTCTTAGCAGACTCAGCAGTGTTTGCGGCTGCTATGGCAGGACTGGGATTTGGTCTACTTGCATTCTCTATTGGATCTGTTGCTGGAGTGGCCTCATCTGGTATTGGTGAGGCAATTGATTACTTCACAGGTAGTAATTGGGCAGAAATTATTAAAGAGAATGTTCTTACCCTTTTAAGCATTAAAGATTCACTAGGTGGAAATTGGGAAATGCTAAAGTCTGGTGGAGCATTCATGCTCACTATGGCTGGTATTG